TGTCCCCGCTGTAATAAGAATATATCTTCCTACAACATCATCTTCTGTGCTTGTATCAGACGAAGCAAAAGTTGCAGAACTTGCAGTAGCGGTCTGCAGTGTTCCTGTTGTATTTCCATCAAGAAGTGACATTGTTAAATCACTTGCATAGTCTGTGGGAAGTGAGTAGCGATGAACGTTTTCCGTTGTAACCAAGATAGCAGTTTGAAAAAGAGATTTGAGTTTCCCTCCTACCTTAACAGAAGCTATGTAAATATCATTCTTAATCTCTTCCATCCATTGGTCTTGGGCTCTTGTAGTGAGAGCAGAAGCAGGATTACTTTGACCTGCTTTATTTAAAGCTTCAGTAACAAGACTGCTAAGAGTTGGTGCTGTTGGTATCGCCATTTGGTATTTTCCTCATGTTATCAAGTGGATGTTTTGGGTCATAACACCATTTACATACAAGAGATTTAGTAACACCATCCCTCATAAGGTCTTCAATATGGTAATCAAATCCACACCGAGCACATTCCCTCCAGTAAGAACCTGGTTTATAATCTAAAATACCTGGAATATGTGTAATTCTCATAATATTATAACCCTTGTAATGAGTGTTTCAACCTGAAACGCCCATTACTCCTTTACTCTAAAATCAATTTGTATTGTATAACTATCCCCATTTGTTGCACCTGTTGAAGTGAGAAGTATATCTCCTGTCCCATCTCCACTTTCACCAGGGTCAACAATGCCAGATTTAAAACATAAGTCGCTTGAGTTATTTCCTGCAAGAACAACAATGTCTTCTGCAGGAGTTCTATCCCAATACAATCTTATAGCTGTAAAACCATAAGCATCATACTTCACTCTATCTATCGCTGTGCGTGTTGGAATAAATCCGCCATCTCCACGAAGGTTAGAAATGTCAACCTTTGTAACAGCGGATTCTCCTGTTCCATCACTTCTGCAGGTAAGAAGAACCGACCACCTTTTCACACCTTCTGCAGGATTATCAAATCCTCCATCCCAATTTACAGGATGAAGCCACCTTGTATTAACTGTGTCAGCCATATTATCTCTCCTTTGCTGCGAAGATATAATCTATGGACATTGTATGCGTTCCGACAGCATCTCCTGTTTGTGAAGCAATAGAAATTGTGAGTTCTTCATCATCAGGAAGGTTTGTGCCAGGGGTTACAGACCCTACCTCAATATCGTTTACATAAACATAAATTTTTGTTCCACCATCATAATAAAAACCAACTGTAACATCAGTAGCATCTGCAAGCGTTCCTACACCTGTGATACTTGAAGAAGAACTATTTTTTGTGACATGAAAATCTATGTTTGTGTCTCCATCGTCTTTCTGAAAATAAATTCCATCTGAAACTGCAAGAGGAGTGGTATCTGTAATTTGAAGACCTAAAACCAAATCATGCTGAGTTGCTTCAGAGACTTTGAATTTAGCCTTAAACCACATCTTTTTACCAGACTCTACCTTAAAAGATTCTCCTACTTTATTAAGGAAACAGGTATTGTCATCAGTTATTGCATCATGTGTAAGAAGTAACCTTCCACCATCTGCATCTGTAAGTGCCTCTGTTGCTGTCCCTGAATTTGTTACCGTCCAGTCTCCTGCAACATAAGTATCAAAGTCATTAAAGTAAATATGAGCTTTTGTTACATCAGGAAGAATAAACATTCCTGTATTTGTTCCACCTGCTGCTGTTGTTACTCCATTTGTAAATCTTCTTGGAACTGCCATTTTAAATCCTCCCTATGAGGGAAGCTCCACAATGCAGAGCTTCCCCTAAGTTAAATTATTAGACTACGCTGCTGCTACGTCTGCACTAAGTCCTGCTGTTGCTGCTGTTCCTGCGTCTGTTCTAATCATAACTTTGCCTGAAACAGCTGCAGCTTCCCAATCTGTCGCACCATAAAGTGTGCATTGGTCGAGAATAATGATACCATCTGGTGAACCTCCACCTGTAACATCAAAAGCTTCAGTCATGGTTGTTCCAGCTGCATCTCCAGTAGGCATATTGATGAAAATACAATTCTGAAACATATTCCAGCGGTCAATACCACTTGCAGCAATCTTTAGAAAAAGATGTGTAGCTGCTTCTGCATAGGTTGTAATTATACAATTCTTAAACAGATTTCGTGTTGCACCACTTGCAAAAGTCATTTCATAATTTACTGCTGTGCCTCTTGCAATCGTGTCAAGTCCAATAGTGCAATTTTCAAACAAGTTTTCACTTCCAGTCACCTTTAATGAATAATTATCCGCCGTATCCATTGTAGCATGACCAATACCCTGAAAGTTGCAATTATAGAAATGATTTCTCTGACCCGAAACAAGAACAGCACCCTTTGATGTTGCATCGTCAACACCATGAAAAACACTGATATTTGCAATTAAACAATTATCAGCAGAAACTGTAAAAAGGTCATTAACACCTGTTGCAGTAGAAAGTTGTGCAATACGTGCTCTCTGCGAAATATGATTTCCAGAACAAACCCCAATAAGATGAACGCCATCTTTCGCCCAAGCTAAAGCAGATGATTGATAGTCTGTCGTATTTGCAGCGGTGTTACTCTCAGAAATTAAAAACACAGTATCATTACTATCTGCTGTTGCAAGAGACTGAGCTTTTGTCAGGGTATCAAGAGGCTTAGAAATGTTTGTGCCTCTATGACCATCTCCACCAGAGTTTGGAGCTACATAAAAACATTTTGAGGTTTTACCAAAAGGCAATCCTCCAACAAGCGGGATTCCAAAACTTGCTACACCATTTGGAAAGTTTGTAAGACCCATCGTAATGCCTCCTTATGCCTTCAGGAGTTTCACCTGAACTTACCCAATGGGGACATACCTTTCTTATTTCTTCCTTTTCGGTTTTGTGGGGAGGGTAAGAGGTTTTTTGTAACCTCCACCCTATACCCCACTTTCGGAATTCTTTTAACCAATGGTTTTGAAAGATTCCGAGTTATACCCATTATGCACCAGCAGAACCATAGATGCAACGAGGGTTTGTCCAGCCCGATGATGCCCTAAATGTGGTCTTATACTTTGCATTTTCAGTATCAAAGTCATTATCCTGTGTAAATTCAGGCTTCCTTCTATCAAACCAGTTAAGACCATTAGGACTATCCGTAAGGATGAACCATGCATCTGTATCAGTAAGCCAATGAAGTGTTACATAACCACCAGGAAGTGCTCCCTTCGCAGGGTTTACAGCATTGTTTGCTGTATCAGGTTCTTGAGCAGATTTTAAAATCTTCTCTGCTTGAAACCAGTTGGAAGGATGAATTAAAAGCTTCTTGGGCTGGACTCTAATTTTCAATCCACGGTCATCTATAAAATTAACCTGGATGTCTATCAAAGCCTGCTCGAAAGAGGTGATATCAAGGTCAGCCGTAGCTGAAGGCTGGTTTGAGTAATTCCCTCCGCCACCATAAGTAGGATGGGAAGCACTGCAAAGAGTTACACCATCTCCACCAGTATAAGAAGCATTAAACGCTCTATTAAGAATATTAGCCGCAAGAATCTCTCTTGTCTCTTTTACACTTCTTGCAAGAGCTTTAGGCAGATTCTTCATCTTCCTATAAAGGTCATCTTCAATCATTTCTCTTGAAACACTAAATCCGAGAGCATACGATACATGTGTATACCTTTTCGTATAGCCATCATACATAGTGTCATAAGTAACAGATGCCCCTTCTGCTTTTGTTGGCACAATCCCAAACTGAGTTATGCTATGGTCTTCTTCATAATTTCTTGTAGAAGTATCCAGAGTCATAAACTTTGTATATTCTTCCTCAAACTGATTAAACTCCGTTCCCCAAATTTCCCTAAATCCAGGTGTAAGGAGTGCCGAGAAATTTCCAGTAATAGTAGGCATTTATTTATCCTCCTTATACACCAGCGACAGCAGCTTTGAAAAGGTGTTCATTGAAGATTACCTCAACATCTGCGTTACCGCCCCATGCATTGTTTGCGTCTCTTGTCATGCACAAGCCAAGAATCTTAAGCTGTGCACCAGTTCCTATATCGCTCATATCGAGTTCATGACCAGATAAATATGTCGTTGTGCTTCCTGACCCTGCAAGATGATTTGCTGTTGCAAAAATGTCAGCGGAGGTTGAGTCTGTTCCTACGTCATCCATCTGAACCCCAAATACTATATAAGGGTCATCATAAACTTTCACAGTTTTTCCTCCTGCCGAATCTGAATCACTTACATACTCTGCAGCAACACCTATTGCAGAAAGACCAATATCTGCTGCAGCAACTTGAACTGTTCCACCAGCAACCACCTTTAAAAGGTCGCCTCTGTAAACAGTTTGACCAGTTGTTAAAACATACTCATTCGTCCGTATTTCTCCTCCTGTAAGATGTCTTACAGGGAAGAAACCAACTGGAGCATCAATGTTAGCCATTACTTATTCTCCTTTACCGACATTAATTTTTACTTCTCCGTAAGCACGACTTCCGTGAACCTCGTCTGAAGTCTCTTTCTTAAACTTTTCGGTTGAAGAATGAAGACTTTCATCTGTCAGCTTGGCGAAAAATTCTGTTCTTGCCTTAGCTTCTTCTTCTGAAATTTCGCACAAGATTAAAGTTCTCTTTTGCACAGTTCCATCTAACTGTGTGCCATCTATAATAGTTTTTTCAGGAGCAACCTTTTTCTGAACCTCTTTAATAGGATTCCATCCTTCTGCTTCTGCTTTTTCAAGATTATCTTTTCTAATCCATCTAACTCGATATCCTGGTCTGCAATACTTTTCATTTACTTTCAAAAATGAAGCAGGTTTCCATGGTTGTGTGGCAGATTTTTTTAAAGGCAAAGATGCTGTGGTAGCCGTCTTTACCGCTGACACTACTCCTTCACTTGCCTTATTTATATTATCCATCTTAAACTCCTCCCATTGCAGCTTTTTGTCTTGCATAAGCTTCAGGCGTGATACCAAGCCCCTTTGCTACTGTAAGTTCCTCAGCTGAAAGTTTTATAATTTTTGTTCCTACTTGTTTACCATGACTTACACCTTCTACACCTCCAGGCAATTTCTTTCTACCTGAACCCGTATCTTCTTTCCAGTCAAATTTAGCCTCTACCCTTTTACGAACCTCTGAAAGCCTATCTGCAACCTCCACTTTTGACCATTTAGGGTCTCTGAGAAGAACTCTATCCATTTCGTAAGCAGCATTTATCATATCTATATCTGCTGCATCTCCATTAAACCAGGGAGTGGCTGCTACAAAAGAAAGAATTGCAGGGTCAATGCCTTTATTGTCATCCTCTTTTTTATCATGCCTTTCTTTCTTCTTTGCTTTAGAATGTTCTCTAAGCTCATCCTTCAACTCTATTATTTGCTCATCTATTTCAGCAACAACATCATAATCAAAGTTCTTTAAAGCATTCACTTTCTTCTCACGAAGTTCTACCAACTGGTCATTAAGTGCAGCAACAGCTTCATCTCCAGCATTATCTTCTCTTTGCAAGACTACAGCTTCTCTTGTTGCATTTACTGAAGCCTCAATAGCTTTTGCAAGTCTTTCGTTATGTGAACGCATTTCAGAAATAAGCTTTTCATTACTTGACTCTTTTTCCTCTTTTTCAGCAAGTTTACGTTCAGCCTCTTTCAACTTTCCATAAACTTCTTTAAAGCGTGGCATATCAGGAGTAATTTTATCTTGTGCCACTTTTGGGTCAATCTTTTCTACATCAATTTCTTTCCCACCATCTTCTAAAACAATTTCTACTTCTTCAGGCATAACAACCTCTTTTATGTTATGAAATAAGCACTCCGAAGGAGTGTCGTTACATTTGCATCATCATCTCTTTAAGAGACATTTTAGGTTTCATATCTTTCTTCATACCCATATTGCCTCTTTTCTTCATTGTTCCGTAAACATACCTATCTGCTCTACTGCCTTTTAATCCCAGCTTCTTCGCTCTCTTACGAAGAGCTATTTCTATTTCCTTTGGCATGATGAACGTCCTCCTTCTTTATAGCAAGAATGTCTTCTTCATTCATTATTCTATAACGCTTTCCTGAAATTTCTTGCCAAGCACCACTATAACGACCATAAAGAATAGTATCACCAGGCTTGCAAAAAGAAACTTCTTCTCCAACAGAAATAACATAACCTTCATTGGTTCGCATTTCTCCCTCTCTACGAGAAGTTTCAGGAATAAAAAGCCCACTTACTTTTTCAATTTCTATTTCATATACTACAACACGCTGACCAAAAAGAACATAAGGGAAAACTTTAATTAGTTCTTTAACATCTACATCTTCGTGTTCAACTTTTTGTTCATCTGCTATTAAAGCTGTATCAAGAGTCTCAGTAGAAAGTGGATTATTACCACTCTCCCAAGCAAAACGTGTGCTACTCTGTTTTTGATTCATTTGCACTCTCCTTTTTTGAGTGAATTATTTCAATTACTGATTTTATCCCATCCAAATATCCTGCAAAATGTTTTGCATCGGCAATGTTCTCTGCCATCACCTTCTTATATATTGATTGTAAAAGTTCTGCCTCTTTTTGCTCAAGGTCTTTTAGGAACTGTTTGGTGGCTTCCATCCCTGCCCATTCATTCCAAACATCTCTTGAAAGTAACATTTATGCCATACCTCCTTTTTTAGTTTGTAAGTAATGCCCAGCAATGTGTTCTTGACGGTGCTTTTCAACCAATCTTTTTGCTGCAGGAGTTATTGTCTTACTTACTGCACCTGAAATTAAATCTTCAAGGATTGTAAGATGATGCAAATGGTCTTGATTAGGTAAAACAGGAGCAGGTCGTTCTGTTATCATCATGGCATTCTCTTCTTCTTGTGGAAGGTCAGGAGGCTCAGGAGGAGGTTGGAGAAGCTTGTCTACATCTGGAACTTCAAGTGCTTCAAGATAGCGTTTTCGGGCTTCATATATTGCAGCACCATTCTGCGAGTCAAATTCTACTACATTCTTTAAAGCTTGTTCAGCTTTCATAACCTTCTCTGCTGTTGAGGTGATATTAGGGTCAGAAACAGGAATGACATCAAGAGTTCCTTTGAAATCAGACCTTCCTGTAACAACAGCATCACCTTGAGGAACATTATTATCTCCAAGAGTTTTAAAGTAAATTTTTTCATTAAGATAAATCCCATTAAGGCGATAAATCTTTTTAAGCTCTTCTTTGAATCCACGATGGATTCTTTTATGAATGCTTGAAAAAACTTTCCTTCCTTCTTCTATTAATGCAAGAACAGAAGAAGCAGGAGTATCGCTTGCTGGAAGTTGACCTGTCATTGTCTCACTTATGCTTGAAACAAGTTTTGAATATTCATAAAGAAGTCCTAAAACAGCGTAAAGAGTCTGGTTTGGCCCACGAAAATCAAACTTATAAATGGCTTTAGATAAGTCTTCGAGATGCATATCAACTTCCTGAAAGACACCCATTTTAAGTTTAACATCGCCTTTGCGTAAACCACTTCGCTTTGCAATAAAGCCTCCCTGAAGATTAGCAAGACTTCCTGCATCTATGACTTCATTAACAATAGTGTTTGCGGCTTCGTTTAAACCCCTGATGAGTGTTCCAAAACCTAAATCATAAAAACCTTCAGGATTTGGAATGAAAGAGTATTTTGTGAAATGCTCTATTGTTTGAACTTTTCCCATCTCATCAAAATAACTTCTTTCGGTTATACGAACTACTTTCTCATCTATAAGGTCAACAGTGATAACAACAGGCTCTTCTATACCGTCTCCATTTATATCCCATAGTCTATGTTGTTCTATGAAAATTCTTGGAAGCTTCTTGATTCTTGCATCAAAAATTCCTGTAGATTTATCTACCATTGTTTTTAAAGAAGAGTCAGGAAGTCCTACTGTTTGATATGTAGAGTCCCAAGAAAGGTCTTTCGCATTTTCACTATAAGCTCCAGATAGGACTTTTTTCATAATATCATTTTTGTATGGATAGAAAACATGAGAAGTTCTTTGGGCATCAGCAAGACTTCTTGCTCCATAGTTCACAACAAAATCTGAAATAGGAACATGATATGAAACAACTTTAGCAAGGTCTATGTCATAAAAAGTCTTTCGAACAACACAACCAAAAAGAGGAAGCTGGAGAAGAGTTTTATCCATTCCTTCCTCAAAACCAGGCATGTCGTGATACACTTGAAAATTCATATACTTCCCCACACGCATAGCTCTATCTGCATCCTCATCACCCGTGTTTACAATTTGAACAGCCTTCTTTGCAGGAAGAAGAGCGTCATATGCTCTTGCATGAAATTGTAAACAAGCTGTGGCAAGTAGTGGAAGGCTGACATTTGAACAATTCTCCCATGGAACTGTTTTAGTTTCCATAAAGCTTGAGAAAAGCTTAAAGTTATCTGCTGTATTTTCATCCCATTGCTTTCTGCTTTCAAGGTCTATTTTAAACTCCTCTACGACAACTCTGCCCATTTCATCAAGAAGTTCTTTTCCTGTAAGGAGTTTCTTTCCATCTTCATAAGAAGGGTAAATTGCAGTATCTTTCTGAAGAATGTGGTTTACGAGGTTTACAGATTCTACAACCTCAAGCATTCTTTCCAATTCTTTAATGTTAGATTCATTTTCTTGAATTGATACCTCTAAGCCTTCTTTTGGGATTTCTGTTATACCATCCACTTTTATCTCCTTTAATATCCTGTTATTTTATTTCTTCCAGATTCTTTAAGTTTATCATATGAAGGAAAAAAATCTTCCTCATCATAATTAAAAGACGTTTGAGGAATATAAGTCATATTAAGATTTTCAAGCCGATACCAGTTTTCCATCATGTGGTCATCTTTGTCAACAGGCTTTTGTTTTTGCCCTTTTGTGCTTTGTGTGTCTTTTCTCCAATCATCCCAAGCATAGCGGGTAATTTCGTATCTAAAACGAGTGCAATTTGCAGAAACAAAAATTCCAGGGATTCTGTTATCATTCCATTCAAGTCTCTTCTTGCATGCTAATATACCTCTTTCTTTATCCTTTGATGCAGGAATGGGATAAGGATTATTCAGACCATACTCTATCATGTCTATACGAAGAGTTGATTTTGTTGATGGGTCAGGAGTAGAGGCTAAAGGGTCTATGATAATGTATTCAGGAACTTTCCCTCTGCACTTATCTTTAATCATTTTTACAAGTTCTTGTGCATTGCAATCTTTGTAAATTTCATCAACAATAAAATGTAAACCATCTCGTCTTACACAAAGAAAAAGGACAGCGTGAGGGGTTCTTGGGTGGGGGTCTATCGCAACATAAAGAGTGTATTCATTCTTATGCTGTCCTTCATACCAATCTGAGAAGGGCTCGCAAAGATGAATTGCATCAGAATAGTTTTTATAAACAAGTCCTGATAAGAACATGAAATGACCTTTTGCTCTCATAATCATTTCGTCTTTATCGAAAGAATGTAAAAGACGAATAGCAGCTTGTTTCTTGATTGCGATATTGTCAAAGACGCAAGCAAAGAAAACATGAATGTCACGGTTTCCACCTATGACTTCTTTATCAACAAGCTCTCCTGATATTGCATCACAAATTTTTCCTTTATCATCTAAAACAAGGTCATAGTTTTTTTCTGTCTCTCTTCCCCTTTGGAGATAAATTTCATCATAAAGATAACGAAGAGCACCTGAAACAGGAGTAAGACTGAAAGACTCTTCTCCATCAGTATCAACAAGACGCATAAGACCCTCATCTCGAATTGACTCAGGAGGCTCTTCATCATATCCTATTGCATGACGGCTTGAACCCTGATGCTTTGTGGTTTCTTGGTCATAATACATAAACTCAATAAAACCACCTTTCTCATTAGTTAAAGCTCTAATTCTTCCTGAGTCCTTAACAACATCTACAATTTTATCAGAAGGAATGAGTTGTTGAGTGTAAGGATAAACTACTTTTGTGAAAGAGTTTGGATAATCTTCCATACAAAAACGCAACCTTCGTGTCTGGTCAAGTCTATGTTCTGGAACATTCCCATGGAGACTCTTTGGTGCTTCACCAACAAATTGCATGGCAAAATCTTCAATATGGCTGTATGTTTTGGAACTTCTATTTCCCCCGAACAAAGCTCTTGTTTTTGCATTAGAACAATGAAACATTCTTGGAACATCATTTGGAGTGTATAAGTAAAACTTACAATCCTTTGGTGAAGACCATTTCGATGTAAGCTCAAGGAGCTCTATAAGCTCCTTTCGTGAAGCGGTTTTTGTAATATCTTCAATTTGAGTTAGGTCAAGCTTAGACAACTGCAATATGGATTCCTCCATTCTGTTTCTCATTGAAACAGCCACCCTCAGACTTTACTTCTTCAAATGAAACATCAATAGCATCTGCATCACGAAGTTCCTTAGCTTTCTGTTCAGCCTCATCTTTAATTCTTTGCACTCGCTCAATAACAAGTTGGCGAAGTTCATCAGAACTTAGATTAGAATGGGTCACATGTCCTGAGATATTAGACACAATCTTTGTTGTTTTTCCAAATCCTGCCCTATCAAGAACATCCTGTGCTGCAGCAAATTTAAGCGTTTCAGATTTAGAACTATACATTGTTCTTTCTATTACCTCAAGAGCAAGAGGACTTATCGCTTGAAGAGTTTGCTGGACATTTGCAACACCTTCATCTCTTGACACAGCAAGTCTTTGGAGTTCAAGTTTAAACAAAGGAGAGTTAACGATAATACTCATTCTACTTTCAGACATTCCAAGAGAACGAGCGATGTCGGCTTGCATTTCACCTAAAACAAGCCTTCTTGCAATCTCTCTATGGTATGGTCTAATATACCCAAGACCATATTTTGTAACAGACTGGCTTTCTCCTTCTGGTATTCTTCCCACTTAAAGCTCCTTTAAAATAACTTCCATTGTTTTTGTAAACTCAGTTATTGTCCCGATAGAAATGAACTTTCCATCAGCTAAAGCCTGCGTGATTTGGAATGCTTTCACATAATCACTATTTCTTTCTTCTATTGCATCAACATTAAAGACAGGACTTCCTTTACCAATCTCACTCACTCTATCCATTAATCTAAGCCCTCTCGAAAGAGACTACTTTTCATAATGATAAATTATAGATATGGGAGAAGTCAAGAAAGAAAAGAAGGAGACAGAAAACAAACATATTCAATCACGAAAATTTGTGAGAGAGGATGAAGAATAGAAAATTTTTTTTCTTCACCCTCCCCCTATACACCCTTAAAACTCCACCACTATTTTTAATTTTCCCTCTTGACTTTTTTGTTTGTTTTTGGTATAATATTTGTAGGAAGTAAGAGAAGGCAAAAGAAAGGAAGGTGATACTGGAAAGAGTGCAAAGCGCTATGACAAAGCAGAACAGCCAGTAAGTTAGGAGGCTTACGCCATTGGCGTATAGGAACAGACCAAAACTGAATCTTGAAGTGTGAGCTTTGCTCAGACTTTGAGAACAAAAGGAGAAAAGACAATGATAGAACTAAAAGGAAGCTATTCTTTTGGAGGAGTTAAGGATGAGAAGAAAGCGGTATATACGGTTAAATTCAATTCTGAAAAGGAAGCTCTTGAACACATCCTTAAAACCTTTGACGAGAAGGTGATTGTAGAACACTTCTGGTATGGATTTCATATCAACGATGTGAACAAAGGGGCAAAGGCTGAAGAAACAGAATCAGGGGCATATTCTCTTGCAGAGGTTACCTTAACAGATAAATTCCCATCCGCAGTTTTTGTGAGAGGAATTGAGAAGAATAAGACAATCTCAGCGGAAGATAAGGCTATTCTTGCGATGTTTAAGGGCATGTCAAA